CAGGTAAAGGCCGCAGCAACGCAGGGCACAGGTGCAGGACAGTGGTCAGCACGTAAAGCCCAACTTGTAGCCAAGAAGTACAAGGCGGCAGGTGGGGGTTACCGAGATTGAAAGCGCCACAGCAGTCCCTTAAAAATTGGGGCGACCAGAAATGGCGTACCAAGTCGGGGAAACCTTCTTCCAAAACGGGAGAACGGTACTTGCCAGAGGCAGCGATCAAGTCTTTAAGCCCAGCAGAGTATGCGGCAACTACCCGTGCAAAGCGTGCGGGTAAAAAAGCAGGCAAACAGTTCGTGGCGCAACCCAAAGGCATAGCAAAGAAAACAGCAGGCTTTAGATAATGGCAACCACCTCTGGACTATCGTCGTTCAATTTAGACCTCGCCGAACTGGTAGAGGAAGCGTTCGAGCGCGTGGGTTCGGAGTTGCGCACAGGCTACGACATGAGGACTGCCCGTAGGTCTTTGAACTTATTGTTTGCTGACTGGGCTAATCGCGGCGTCAACATGTGGACGTTTGAGCAGGATGTCATTACCCTGACCCAAGGCCAGCCAACCTATGCACTGCCAGACGATACCGCAGACATTCTTGAGCACGTTATCCGCACACAGGCAAACAGCCCAAGCAATCAAGCGGACTTAACAATTACGCGTATTAGTGTTTCTACTTACGCAACACTCCCTAACAAGTTAACCCAAGGTCGACCTATCCAAGTGTGGATTCAGCGTCTAACTGGGCAGGCTTCTGTTTTGGCGGGTACTGTGTCAACAACCACTAGCGCAACGGCTACATCTATTCCAATCACAAGTCTGGTGGGCGTTCCCAATGCAGGCTTTGTGCGGATTGGTACGGAGTTGATTGGCTACAACGAATTTTCTGTAGCCGATGGCGCTACACCAGCATACCTTTTGAATTGCACACGGGGGCAAGACGGCACAACGGCTGCTACCCACACAACTGGTGCCGCAATCAGTTTGGTTCAAAAGCAAAGCATCACAGTCTGGCCTACGCCAGACGGCTCCCAGACATATCAGTTCGTGTACTGGCGCATGCGTCGCGTGCAAGATGCTGGTAGCGGTGTAAATGTCATGGACGTTCCGTTTCGCTTTGTTAACTGCTTGACAGCAGGACTAGCGTACTACTTGGCGCTTAAAGTGCCGGGCGGTATGGACAGGATTCAGATTTTGAAACAGCAGTATGACGAGGCTTGGATGACGGCGGCGGATGAAGATCAGGAACGCGCAGCGATCCGTCTTGTTCCCCGTCAGATGTTCATTGGGGGTAGCACCTAATGGCTAATAGGTTTTCATCCGGCAAGAACTCGATTGCTGAATGTGACCGATGTGGCTTTAGATTCAAGCTAACCTCGTTACGCAAGGAAGTAATCAAGACAAAGACGTACAACCTGTTGGTTTGCCCCTCTTGTTGGGACCCAGATCAGCCGCAGTTGCAGTTGGGTATGTACCCAGTTGATGACCCGCAAGGTGTGCGTGACCCGCGTCCTGATGTGAGTTACCAAGTATCTGGTCTGTTAGCAGACGGATATTCTGGTGGAGGTAGCAGAATATTTCAATGGGGCTGGAATCCCGTTGGTGGAGCAAGCAGTTTTGATGCAGCTTTAACGCCAAATAACTTGGCTTTATCGGTGCAATTGGGTACAGTTACGGTAGCAACAACTTAGGAGTTGAAGATGGACAAGAAAGACTTAAAGCAAGACAAGAAAATGATCGCGGGTGCCGTGCACAAGCACGAGAAAAAACTGCACCCCGGCAAGCCAATGACTAAACTCGCTAAAGGCGGCGTCACTTCTGACGCTATGCGTGCTGTTGGTCGTAACATGGCTCGCGCAAACAATCAACGCGGAGGCTAATATGGCTAAATTCAGCATGAAACAAGGCGGCAAAGAAGTTGGTCCAGCCAGCATCTATGCTGAGCCACACAATATGGCTGGCGCTAAGGTGTCAGTAATGAGCGTGGACAAAGCTAACGCGGCTGTTGAGTACGCCACTAACAAATCTGCAAAAACAGCAGGCGTGAATGACCCACTCCCTAATGGTGTGGGTTACGGGCGTTCTGGCGAAGCTAAGACAACCGGCATCAAGATGCGTGGTACAGGTGCAGCAACTAAAGGCGTGATGTCACGCGGACCGATGGCATGACCTACACAGAGTTAATAACAGCGATTCAAACGTATACAGAGAATACGTTTCCTGCCACTACGTTGGCGGATAGCACAGTTGTGTCTTCAACGACTCAGTTGAATCGCTTTATTACTCAGGCTGAACAGCGTATATACAACTCTGTTCAGTTTCCATCGTTGCGTAAGAACGTGACAGGTAGCGTGACTACCAGCAATAAGTACTTGTCTTGCCCAGAGGATTTTTTGTCTACTTACTCTTTGGCTGTGATTGATGCCACTGGTAACTACGAGTACTTGCTAAACAAAGATGTGAACTTCATCCGTCAGGCATACCCAAACCCAACTACTGATGTAGGTATCCCCAAGTACTACGCGCTGTTTGGCCCGACTGTTAACACCAGCACAATCACTAACGAACTATCGTTCATTGTTGGCCCGACACCTGATGCGTCCTACTCTGTAGAGTTGCATTACTTTTTCTACCCCGAATCAATCACTGTCACAGCCTCTGGGCATACATGGCTAGGGGACAATTTTGATACAGTCCTCTTGTATGGTTCGCTGGTTGAGGCGTATTTGTATATGAAAGGTGAAGCCGACGTAATGGGGTTCTACGAACTTAAGTACAAAGAAGCACTCGCACTTGCCAAGCGTTTGGGCGACGGACTCGAAAGGGGCGACGCATACCGCGACGGACAAACAAAAATTAAGGTTACAACGTGATACCAAATACACGCAAAGAAGCATTAGCTGGTGGGTACAAACGGTACTCTACCGGTGTTGCTTGCGTGCATGGACATATTGCTGAACGCCGCGCCCTTACTGGTGAGTGCCTTGCTTGCAGAGCCGCGCATCTTGTTGAGTGGCGTAAAAGAAACCCCGTCAAAGTAAAACAGCACAACGCTACGCAATACGAAAACCATACACAAAAAATTAAAGATAACGTAAGAAAATGGGAAAAAAATAATCCCGTAAAAATACTTGCGCACACAAGGCAACAACAAACAAAAAGACTTATGCGTTATCCAAAATGGATTACTGCCGATGACCGCTGGATGATTGAGCAGGCTTATGAATTAGCCGCTTTACGCACAAAAATATTTGGTTTTTCTTGGCATGTCGATCACATTGCCCCGCTACAAGGTAAAACTGTTTCCGGCCTACATGTGCCAACAAACTTACAAGTAATCCCTGCCGTAGATAATATACGAAAGGGGAATCGGGTATGAGCTTTACAGGTAACTGGACAACCAATACGTTCTTAGTTGGCCTGCTAGACGGGACATTTGACTTTGGTACGGGTACGTCCCAAGTGTTTAATATTGCGTTGTACACGAACGCAGCCACACTAAACCAAGACACCACTGCTTACACGAGCACGGGTGAAGCGTCTGGCGGTAACTATGCTGCTGGCGGTCAGGCGTTAACAATCTCTCAAGTTCCGACTACTGGTAACTCTGGTTCTACAGCCTATATATCTTTTACAAACGCCGCATGGACAGGTGCAATCACCGCAAGAGGTGCGTTGATTTACTTGGCTAATGGCACGACTAACCCAGCAGTTTGTGTACTAGATTTTGGTTCAGATAAGACCTCTACTAACACATTCACCGTACAATTCCCAGCAGTCACTAATACGTCTGCAATCATCCGACTCTCATAGGAGCACATATGCACAAAGAACAATCCGGTTTTGGCGATAACGCCGTAGCCACATTACAGGCAAATGCCTCTATACCAGAAGGCATGGGCATTGAAGGTCACTACCACGTAGAGTGCCGCGATGCACAGGGCAACCTCAAGTGGATAAAAAATCCTCTGGGCAAGACAAGTACTTATTGCTGGTAGTCACGCTACCTGTCACGTTTTTACGCAACGATGGAAACTGAACAGAGTTGTAGATACGCTGTTCAGCCTGAGTAATAAAGCGATTGAACTGAGTCGTTGAAGACACAACAGTACCATCCGCCAACGTAGTGGCAGGAAACGTATTTTCTGTATACGTCTGAATCGCTGTTACTAACTCCGTATAGGTCACGCCATCGGCCCTCTGCACATAATGCCTTTAGTAGCCGCACCAGTACCGCGCATCTTGATGCCGTCGGTCTTAACCTTTTCGTCACCAGCAGAAATACTGTACTGCCCAACGCTGACATCAGATGTATCTAGTCTGCTACGGTTTGGCTCTTTGCCGGGGTTCTCTTGAACCTTAACGCCTTTGCCAGACATAGTATGTGGCTTAGCGTATGAGGATGCGGGTAGGTTGTTTTTAGCCATTATTTGCCCCTTTGGTTCGCAACGCGAGCCATATTACGACCCATAGACTTCATCATCTCGCCAGTCACGCCGCCCTTTTTGAGCTTAGTCATAGGCTTGCCGGGGTGTAGTTTTTTCTCATGCTTGTGCACAGCACCAGCAATCATCTTCTTGTCCTGTTTTAAATCTTTCTTGTCCATCTTCAACTCCTAAGTTGTTGCTACCGTAACTGTACCAAGTTGCACCACTAAAGCCAAGTCATTTGGCGTCAATGACGCATCAAAACTACTCGACCCGCCAACAGGATTCCAGCCCCATTGGAAGATTCGGCTACCACCTTCATTCGTTCCTGTGCCACTTTGTGTAGTGCCACCGTTCACATTCGTCTGCAACCCGCTGTTTCCAGACAAAACATAACTCCTGTCAGGGCGTGGATTCCTCAACGCCTGTGGGTCGTCCACAGGGAACATACCCAACTGCAACTGCGGATGGTCTGGGTCCCAGCACTCTGGGCACACCAACAAGTTGTAGTTCTTTAACTTGATAATCTCAGTCTTCAGAACCTTCAACTTGAACCGCTGACCACAGCGATCACACTCCGATATTGCGTGCTTACCAGAAGCAAAACGATTACCCATTAGATAACCCTGCCTCTCGTTCTACCTCTTGCAGCAACCCCATCCGCACGGCTAGAAGCAGTTACTTTACCGCCTTTTTTCTTAGGGGTTGGCATTCTCAATTCCGTAGGCCCAGCAAACGGGCTTTTACCTTCATTTCTTCTTTTGTCTGCGTGCGCCCTTGCTTTTTTCTCAATTTCTT